TTGACCCTGCGGGTTTTGAAGCAGCAAGCAAGGAAAGAGGTTTAAAGTCAAGCAAGTTAGATGAAACAGCAATATCAGTAGTAAAGATTGTAGGTGATGAGTGGCTAGTTAAGGATATTTACCACGGTAGGTGGGGAATTAAGGAAACAGCCAACAGAATACTAAATGCTGCAATGGATTGTGAGGCTTCAACAGTAGGAATAGAAGCAGGTGCGTTAAAAAACGCTATCATGCCCTACTTAGAAGATGAAATGAGAATTAAAGGCAGGTGGGTTAACATAACAGATGTAACTCATGGCGGTAAAAGAAAGATAGATAGAATTACGTGGTCTCTACAAGGTAGATTAGAGCATGGTAAGATAAAGTTTAGGAAGGCGGACTGGAACCAGCATTTTATTTCCCAGATGATGGATTTCCCTTCACCTTTAAGCCATGATGACTTACTTGATAGTCTCGCTTATATAGACCAAGTAAGTGTAGCAGACTTTGCAAGCAGTATAGAGCTGGATGAAGAATGGGAACCTATGGATGCAGTAGCAGGATATTAATTTATGGAAGATAAAGATTATTCAGGACCACATAGCCAGTTAAGAGAATGGGTATTAGACCGTGTAGACACTTGGGAACAACACAGAAACTCTAATTACCTATCTAGTTGGGATGAATACTATCGTCTATGGCGTGGTACGTGGGCAGAGGAAGATAAAACTAGAATGTCAGAGAAGAGTAGACTTATCTCTCCGGCTACATCACAGGCTATTGAAGCTACAGTAGCAGAACTAGAGGAAGCTACCTTTGGTGGACACCGTTGGTTTGATATTGAAGATGATATGTTAGACCAGAACCCACAAGACGTGGAATACATACGTAATCTACTACATGAAGATTTAAACAAAGATAAAGTAAGAGATGCCATTGCTGAGTGTTTACTCAATGGAGCTATTTATGGTACAGGCATTGGTAAAGTAATTGTAGAAGATAAAATGGAGATAGTAGCTTCTGAGGTACAAGTACCCGGAACAATGACTACTCAAACACAAATACAGGAAGTACCTTATGTTTGTGTTAAACTAGAAGCTATATCACCTAAAGAATTTTGCATTGACCCTACAGCCACTAGTATTGATGAGGCATTAGGCGTTGCACATATAACTATTAAGCCTCGTTACCTTATAGAAAAGGGAATGAAGGATGGTGTTTACACTGATATGCCATTAGGAAGCTTTGATAAAGCAGACTTTGGTTTTGATGAAGAGTTTGATAGCATATCTTATGAAGATGATAAAGTAAAGATTTGTGAATACTGGGGATTAGTTCCTAAGCGTTTCCTTAATAAGAACGCAACAAATGAATCATTTGATTATGATGATGATGACTTAATTGAAGCTGTAGTAACAATTGCTAATGATGATTGTGTACTAAGAGCAGAAGAAAACCCATTCTTAATGAGCGACAGACCATTCATATCTTATCAGAATGACCGCGTTCCAACAAAATTCTGGGGAAGAGGTATTGCTGAGAAGGGATATAACCCACAGAAAGCTTTAGATGCTGAACTGCGAGCACGTATTGATGCCTTAGCACTCACGACACACCCTATGATGGGTCTTGATGCTACACGTCTACCACGTGGAACCAAGTTTGACATAAGACCGGGTAAGACAATTCTTACTAACGGTGACCCAAGGTCTGTTCTAATGCCACTTAACTTCGGTAGTCTATCCCAGTCTACATTCACTGAAGCAGCTGAGCTAGAACGGATGGTTCAGATGGGTACTGGTGCTATGGATAGTGCTACTAGTCAGTCCGCTCAACCTCGTAACGGTACTGCTAGTGGTATGTCAATGATGCAGGCAGCATCTATTAAACGTCAGAAGAGAACACTACTTAATTTCCAGGAGTCTTTCTTAATTCCTTTAATTGATAAAGTGTTAATGAGAAAGATACAGTTTGATAACCAAAGATACCCAGCAGTAGACTTTAAGTTTAAAGCTTATAGCAGTCTAGGTATTATGGCTAAAGAGTTAGAGTCAATGCAGATGATACAGTTATTATCTATGACTCCACAGGGCTCTCCAGCTTTCTTTGTTATCTTGATGAGCATATTTGAGAACTCATCTTTAACTAATAGAGAGCAATTGGTAGGAGCAATCAATCAAATGATGCAACCTAACCCTGAAGATGCTCAAGTTAAACAGATAGAGATGCAAAAATCAATGCTAGAGTTAGAAGAACTTAAAGCAGAGATTAATAAGATATACGCAGAAGCACAGAAGCTGCAAGTTGATGCAGGTGATAAGACATCTAACGAAACTCTAGCTAAGAAACAACTAGAACTAGCAGAGAAGATGGTTAAGATAAAAGGAATACAGTCTGAAACTGCACGTAATGTGCCTGAGGTAGAACATCTTAACTCAGAGATTGTACTTAATTTAGCTAAAGCTATGGGTAACGGATAGTATGAAACTATATAACAGTGGTAAGCTAAGAGGAATGTATACAGGTCCATTAAAGGGTGGTATAGGTGGTCCAATAGCAGGCACTGTTAAGTTTCCAAAGAAAAAGAAAGCTAAGAAATGACAGATAGAGAGATATTAGAACAACGATTAGACATGATTCAACATGATGGCTGGCGTGTATTGGTAGAAGAGTACACAGAACTAGCGGAATCACTTGAGAAAATCTATGACATTGATAATGAAAAGACTCTACATGAACGTAGAGGACAGGTAGGCTTCTTGAATATGGTTATTACATTGGAACAAGCCACCAAAATAGCGTTAGACCAACTGGATTAAACCAGCTCTAACATTTTATAACCCCCACAATCTTAAATAGACGGAGGTAAGAAGCATGAGTAGTAAAATTGTAGACCCTGAAATAACAGAGGAAGTAGTAGAAGAGCAAGTAGACTCAACTTTAGAAGCATTAGCGATAGAGGATGAAATAGAAGAGGAAGTAATTCAGGAAACTGAACTCCCTACAAAGTTTCAAGGTAAGTCCTCAGGAGAAATAGCTGAAGCCTATGAGAACCTAGAGAAAGAACTAGGAAGGAAAGGGCAAGAGATTGGAGAACTTAGGAAACTAACTGATTCATATCTGCAAAATCAGATAAGTTCACAAGCGGAAACGACTACCACTAGTGAGCCAGTAGATTTTTATGATAATCCTGAAGAAGCAGTCAGGCAAATTATCGACAACCATCCACGGTTCAAAGAGATGAAGGAACAGAACCAGAAGCAAACAGCTTCTTTGACTGCCCAACAACTCGAAAAGGCACATCCAGATTTCCAAGAAGTCATTGGTGACGGAGGATTTCAGGAATGGGTTAATGGAAGTAAGATAAGGCAACGCTTGTATAAAGAAGCTGACTCTTATGATTTTGATGCAGCAGATGAACTGCTTACGAATTGGAAGGAACGACAAATGATTTCCAAAACGCAGGAAGTGAATGAAGGCAAAAAAACTAAAAGAGATACAGCAATGAAAGCAGGTGCAGCAATGTCTACCGCTTCCGGTGAGTCAACCGCTGGTAAGAAAATTTACCGCCGTGCTGATTTAATACGTTTAAAGGTACAGGACCCAAAGCGTTATGATGACTTAGGTGATGAAATTTACCAAGCCTACGTAGAGGGAAGAGTAAAATAATAATAAGATAATAGGAGAAGTAAAATGGCAAAAGGTTTAGTTGGTACAGCTAATGACCAAACAATAACTACAGCTGCAAACTTTATTCCACAAATGTGGAGTGATGAGGTTATTGCAACCTATCAGAAAAATCTAGTAATAGCAAATCTGGTAACACGCATTAATCATAAAGGAAAGAAAGGTGATACAATTAATATTCCAAAACCAGTACGTGGTTCTGCGACTATTAAAGCAGCAAATGCTAAGGTAACAATTCAAGGCGATACAGCTGGAACTGTTGCAGTAAGTATCGATACGCACTATGAATACTCAGTGCTAATTGAGGATATGGCTGAAGTACAAGCACTCAGCTCGCTACGCCGTTTTTACACGGAAGATGCTGGCTACGCTCTAAGTACAGAAGTTGATACTAGCTTGTTTAACAAAGCTGCTAAATTACAAGGTGGTAATGGTGTTGTTGGTGCTGCAGGTTGGAACAAAGCTTTAGTCTTTAATGCTGCTGGTGTTCTAGTTGACTGGGCTCGTGCTGGTGTAGGTAATGCTGTCAGTCTTGCTACTGGTGGAGATAACTCTATTCGTAGTATGATTGAAAAGCTTGACTTAGCAGATGTTCCTCAAGATGGAAGAGCATTTATCATGACTCCACGTCAGTACACTGACTTGTTAGGAATGGCTAGGTTTACTGAGCAAGCATTTATTGGTGACGGAACCGCTATCAAGACTGGTAAAGTTGGTATGATTTATGGTGTTGAAGTCTTTGTTACTAATAACATGGGTACTACTACATGTGCAACTAACGCTGTTGTTCACGACATTGGTCTTTTGATTCATAAAGATGCACTATGTCTTGCTGAACAAGTTGGTGTTCGTTCACAATCACAGTACATGCAACAGTACTTAGGTGACTTGTATACTGCCGATACGATTTATGGCTGTCAAGCACTAAGAGAAGCTTCTGGCTTTGCTTTTGTAACAGATAGATAAGTAGTTAGTTAAACTCTACCCCTTCTACATGAGGGGGTTTTGTTTAGCTAATAGGAGATTTATGCACTTATCTGATTTATTTGAGGACACTAGCTTTGATATGGAGCTAGATAAGATTAAGGAAAAGATTGTACAGTTGTATAATCAAGTCTTAGAAAAAGCATATAAGATGGAGAATCCTACAGGTACTCCAGAGGAAATGGCTATGTTCTTAGAGGAAAATAGTTTAGAATTTAAAAGTGAACAAGAGTCTTTTGAAGCAGAAAGCAGTGAGCTTCAAGGAATACTAGACCAAATGATGGAAGGAAAAGATAGCTTAGAGCCAGTAAAAGATAAAGACTATACTAACCCTACTATTGAAAAAGGTCCTGAGTTAAAAGCACACAGAAGTAAATTAGATTTACCAAAGACTTCAGCTTTACCAGTACCAAAAGGATTAATGGCTACTCCAGAGGATGTACATAAAAAAATACCTACCGGTGTTTATGTAGAACCTAAGGCAGAGAAAATAGCTACAAGAAAGCCAGTACCAGTTGATGTTTCTTATACACCTTTAGTAAAAGAAATATCTAATAAGCTGGCTAGTTTAGAACAAAGAAGGGATATTGGAAGAATGAGGGAGCTAGACAGACTGCTATGAGACGACCAGTAAAAGGACAATATAGATTACCTGTGCCTGTTTATCTTTTTAGAAGAAGAGCAGATGAAACCTTCCCTCCATATACACCGGAAGAAGAAATTGAAACAGAGCAAACACTAGGATTGTATTTTAGAACAGAGGGGTCTACAATAGCAAGCCCTATATTTATTATTACGGAGTAAACATGGCAACGATTAAAGTATCAGGATTAGCAGCAAAAAATACCCTCGGAGGCTCAGAGGAAATATTAATTAATGATGGCGGTGTGTCTAAAAAATCCACAGTAGCCGGAATAACCTTAGGTGGTGAAGTTACTGGTGCAGTCACAGCAAATGTTATAGCAGCTAATGTAGTTGATGAAGCTAATCTTAAAGTATCTAATAACCCTGTTAATGGTTATGTTTTATCAGCACAGTCTGGTAACACAGGCGGTTTAACTTGGATAACAGCTCCTTCTACTGGAGTAGAAACTCATCTTACAGCAACCTCTAACATTGGACTAGGTGCTAACGCAGTCAACTCAATTACTACAGGAGATAGAAATGTTGGTTTAGGAGATGAATCTGGTACAGCAATTACTTCAGGTTCTAATAATACTGCTATAGGTAATAATACTTTAAGTATAAACTCAACTGGTAATAATAATGTTGCAATTGGTAGAGATTCTATGAGTGCTAATACTACTGCTGACCACAACACAGCAGTTGGTTATGAAGCGTTAAGAATTAACACTACAGGTGCTAACAATACTGCTATAGGTGCTTTATCTTTAGATGCCAATACTACAGCTTCAAACAACACAGCAGTAGGTTATGAAGCTTTAGGAGCTAACACTACAGGACACAGTAATGTTGCAATTGGTAAAGACGCTTTTGCAAGTAATACTACAGGTCAGAGAGGTGTTGCAATAGGTACAGATGCTTTACAAGCTAATACTACAGCAAATTATAGTGTTGCTATTGGTTTTGAATCTCTAGCAGCTAATACAACTGGTGCTAATAATATTGCTATTGGTAAATCAACTTTACAAGCCAATATAACTGGTGCTAATAATACTGCAATGGGTTTTGAATCTATGGCTGCTAACACTACAGGTGCTAATAATATTGCAATCGGCTCGTCAGCTTTAGATGCAAACACTACAGGTGCTGATAATGTTGCTATAGGTGTTCACGCTTTAACAACTGCTACGACAGCAAGTAATAATACTGCTATAGGTAAATATGCATTAGAAAAAAATACTACAGGTGATAGAAACGCAGCAATTGGGGCACTGGCTTTACAAGCTAACACTACAGCAGATGCTAATACTGCTATGGGTTATGAAGCATTAAAATCCAACACTACAGCAGAAGCAAATTCTGCTGTTGGGTTTCAATCATTAAGAGCTAACACCACAGGAGCTAACAATACTGGAATTGGTATGTCAGCTTTATATTCTAACACTACAGGTTCAAGCGGTACTGCCGTAGGTTATCGTGCTTTAAAGGCTAACACTACAGGAGTTAGAAATACTGCTTTTGGTGTAGAATCTCAATTTGCTACTACTACAGCAGATGATAATACTTCTATAGGTGCTTTTTCTCTTTATACAAATACTACAGGAACTGACAACGTAGCAGTAGGTAAGTCAGCATTAGAAAGAAACACTACAGCTGCTAACCACGTTGCAGTCGGTAAAAGTGCTTTATTCTGGAATACAACTGGTGCTAATAACACGGCAGTTGGTATGGAATCTTTGCTAAATAACACCACAGCTACTGGTAATGTAGCAGTTGGTATGCAAACTTTAAGAGCTAACACAACAGG